AACGTTGTTGACAACAAATCTTATTTCTGACGAATTGGCAACAGGTGTATTTAATGTGAAAGTTGTATCTGATCCATTACCCGTAATAGTCTGGGTAGACATGGATTTAAACTGATCACTATTTCTTGGTCCAATATAACCCATCTACTCTCCTTACGTGCTTATGCTATCAATATAGGATAACCAACAATCTGCTGAACTAGCTGTATCAGAACTGACTTTTACAGCATCGCCTGTTAATAAAACTACTTTTGCACCTCCATCAATAAACTCAATACTAGAACCTTGAGGGATGCTAACATTTTTAGCTAGGTAATAATCATTACCACCACTTGAGATAAACACGTTTACTTGTATTGTTTGTGTTACTACATTCGCAACACGAATACCAATAACTGCATCGTCTGAGTTAGCGGTGAGCAATGTTGAAGCGGAAGTTCCTATATTTCTTGCTTTTACGTTTTCAAAATCTTGTGCCATATCTATTCCTTATATCAAAGCGCCACCGACATTGCAATTACGAAGCCAGCACTTACGCCTGCACTTTGTGTTACCCACTCAGGAGCTGTTGCACCAGAGTTAACTTGTAATACCTGGTTTGCTGTTCCTAGTGCTAATCGCGCTGGTGTATTGTTTGCTGACGCATATGCGATGTCCCCTGTTGTTGTCATTACCATATCCATTGTTTTACTTGCAGGAAACGTACAGAATACATCTTTCGTCCCTGCTGAAAAGTTTACTGCTGCATCACTATTAGAGCTAGATATAACGGTTGTTCTTGTTAAATTTGCACTGGTACCATCAAGCGTACCAAGTCCTACTTCAAACTCATTGGCTGTTTGATGTACAATAGCATAATACGTTGTATTGCTATTACCAACACCAGCACCAAAAGTTTCAAAACTAGATACCGCTCCACCAAGAGCTATTGCTCCTGTTCCTGTGGTAGTCGTGGTTTCTTTAACACGATCGTTGAGGACTAAAGCCATTTAGTCCTCCTACGAAATTCTTATAATAGCATCACTTGTATTTGCTGCTGGGAATTGCACAGTAAACGTACCGTTTGATGCTGTGAAGTCTCCACCAAATGCTAATACACAAACCGCATCTGTTGTACCTGTACCTGCGTCAGTCGTTGTATTGTAAATCAACGCACCGTTTGCAGTAAAACTAGCCGATGTCCATTGTGCATCCGCAAAATCAACATATGCTGTTGAAGCTCCTGATCCACCTGTTACACCGTTATTAGTTAATGTTTCACCCCCTGCTGTGTAAGCAGAGCCAGATGTGTTTGTTATTTCGTTAGTAGTTGAATAATCTGTAGTAGAAGCACCTAAAGTTGCAGATGAAGTAAATAATGCAATCTTGAAGGTATCTCCACCAGACGAGTCAAAATCATGAAACCCTTTTAAAAGATCTCTCTTAAAAGTGTTGCATATTGCAGACGATATTGCCATGTTTTATCTCCTTATGGTTGTTTCGATTCAAGAGGAAGTCGGAGAACACCATCAAAGTATTCATCACGTCTTCTTCTACCTTGTTGTTCAAGTTGCAAGCCTTGTAGTGCTTGTTGATAGCCTTGTTCATAGAAAGCTAAAAGATTATCTGGTCCTTTTAAGAACTTATATGCCTCCGATAGGCAAGCATATAAAAGAACTCTTGGAGCATTTGTACTCACCCAAGTTGTTGTATTAGATGAGGATAATCCAGTTTCTTGCTTGTTCAAAGCTAATTCAATATTATAATTGGAATTTGGTGTAGGTGCAAGATATATTGTGTCTTGATCCCACATTGCATAATATTTTGGTTGTGACTCAGAGCTTCTGTCTGGCCAGTATTCATTCATGTACGAAATGTCTTTTTGCTCCAAATACGTACGTGTTGGTGTCCCTGTTGATGGATAAATCTGTGCTGATCTGATAAAGGCTAATTGTCCTGTATCTGCACCAGGTAATGTAACAAAAGGATTACCTTGTGTCAGACTAGCAAATTGATAGGACCTATATACATCTAAATCAACTTCTCTAAATATACGTTTTTCGGCATGTTGAATAAAATCATCAAGAATAGTATCTGTTAAAACATCACTAGATGTCTCTGTGTAATCTCTTATTTGTGTTAATAATTCTGAATAAGTTGTCATGTTATACTCACTGATACTTTACCAATAAATGATTTTATTTCTATATCTTTATTTTCTTGATCCGTCCCATCTATTGGTTGCATGGTATTAACAATAACTGTTTCATAAGCACCTGGAGCAGGAATAGGGTTAAATTGTGATATAGTTTGTTTTTTTACACCAAATATATTTCTTGCATATAGATTGTTTGTTAAGGGCACAATAGCATTAACTTTTTGCCCTCTTGCATATTGTAATGATTCTGGATCGGATACCTTTGGTAATGGTTCTAGTTGAGGGTGTTTTGGTTCAAACTCACTGATATGAACCCACGAACCGTTCCATTCTTGCACCATTTCATTATAGGGAAATGCCATACCTGAACGATCAGATATTCGTTGTGCGAATTTTCCTGACGCGTATCTAGCCATCTAGGCTCCTGGTAAATATGTTTTAGGTGTTAAGAATAAACTTGTTCTTTCACCATCTTGATCAGCCGCTCTTTGAAACTCATCTTCATAAATTTGTTTTAATAATTGAATTCTATCTGGCGCTTTTTTCATAGCTATGTAATAAGCTAATCCAGCAGATAAACATGGAAGAAAACGAAAAGGAATTTCAGAATTATTCGTGTAATCGCCCGAGTCCTTCATCCGAACAAGAGCATAATATATTAGAGTGTATGCTGAATCTGCAGCAGGATATAGATATAGTGTTGGGTTTATCGTACGTTCAAAATAGTATTGAGTTGGTCGTCCGCTGGTCGTTTTAACGGTATAGTTCCAATAGGTAGCTCTACTAATACTGGTTGTTGAGAAATCATTATTACTTGAATCACGAATAATGACATCAGTAATATCAACAATCTGTTGACTATCATCTGCACCAGATCCAAATAAATTAGTTCCAGTTAAAGCTGTTGTATTAGCCGCTAATGTTTTTTCTTGTTTTTGAATTGTCCAAAGATTTAAACCTCTATTAGCCCATTCAGCTAACATTAAATTAAGAGAACGTCGTGCGGTCTTTACATCGTAGCCACTACGAATTTGTAGACCGCATCGTTCAAATGCTTCCTCTGCTATATCATCTATAGAGAGATCAAAGCTTGCTGTCGAAGAATACGTAGGCATCTATTTTTTCTTGCCTTTTTTCTTCATTACTTTTTTCTTTTTACCCTTCATGACTTTACCGCCACGTTTCATTTCCATCATCATGCCACCGCCACGTTTTTTAGCAACGCCACCTCGTTTCATTGGAACTGATTTTTTCTTACCCATCATATCGACCTCCGAATATTCGTTTAAAGGTTTTTTGTCTAGATACTACGACGTCTTTATAATACCCTTTTGGCCACTTCTTATAGTAACCTTGACGATGTAGTTTATCAGAAGCTTCCTGTAATTGCGAGAACTTTTGTATCAACATCATAGAATACATAAGATCACTCTCTACAAGTGGGGTCTCCCCATTTGGAGTAACCAGAAACTCTTGTTCTTCTTCATTGGCTGGATTGAGGGGATGAAAACCCATAAAAAATATATCCTTTTCATTATACCAATCATTGTATGCATCAATAATATCCTGAAATTCCTCTAGAGAATAATTAAAGTATGGATCACAAAATATCAATATCTCATGGATATGAAAATCTAATTGTTTTAATTGAGCGTTAAGTTGTGTTTTATACCATTTGTTCTTTCTCTTTACTTCAATAATAACTTTATTATTCTGCCATGTTTTCTTTGCAAAAGGACATGCGGGAAAACCACCTAAATGTTTATTAGGTATCTCAAGAAAGTGTTCAGACCACTTACGTACGTCTTTTTTTATTTCTTTTTGTAAATGTTGCGACATTCTTTGGTTTAGGTCCTGTATTGCCTGCAGCTCTTTTTCTAGCAACAGCAGATTTCTTCTGTCCTGCTGTCATGCTTTTAGCTTTTGCTATAGGAACACATTTTGGATATTTTCTTTTACTGCCTTTAGATCTACCACAAGGTTGATACTTACCATTCTTTTTGGGAGCACCTATATCTACCCATTTTTCTTTTACCCACTTTCGTAAGGACATTTATGTTACTGCGGTTACTTTACGTTTATTTTCCATAATACCACCACAACCTTTAGCAATGCCTCCTTGATTATA